ATATGGATAATAAACTACCAATTACAAGATTAGGAAAATTCTTCTCAAAAGATGATTTTGACATCAATATTCAAATGGGTCAAGAGTATCTTCACGGAGATTTGAATATGAAATTAGTACTTTATCGTGTAGATAGAGCAAACACAGACATTGATTCGGTTTACGCTGAAGTGGGTAAGGACGAAATAAAATATTTTCCCCCTGTTGAGTTTAATGCTTTAGTCAAAATTGACGAACCAAAAAATAACTCATACAAAACAGGGTTAATAAGATACGCCGAACCTGGTAATTTAACATTATCGGTTTATATCAGTCATTTGGAGGAATTAAAGATAGATATAAGATATGGTGATTATGTTGGTTATGCGGATTCTGAAGAGAAAATAAGATTCTACACTGTCACAAATGACGGTAAGGTTACTTCGGACAATAAACATAAAATGTTTGGTTACAAACCACATTATAGAACAATAACTTGTGTTCCGGCACAGGAAGTAGAATTTAGAGGAGTATAAAATGGGAATACCTAAAAGAAAAAACAATATTGATGTTTATGGAGGTAAAGAAATTTACCAAGGTAAACAGGTTATGGATAGAAGACAAGAGTTATTAGATAGAATAACCAAGTCTGATTCATATATGCCCGATTCAATATTACACGATGATTTGGATGGTGGAATGTTAGATTTCATAAAGACCCATTTCAAAGTGGTATCGGATGGTTCGGCCATCCCAATTATACCAAAAATATTAACAATCCAAAGATGGGGTGAATTTACAAATAATTGGCAGTTCTCAGATGATGATGGTAATATGAAGTTACCGTTTATTGCAGTTATTAGAAAACCAGACGTTCAACCAGGAACAAACCCATCAATTCAAAGAACAATACCTGATAGACAATCTTTCCATTATGCAACGGTTCCAACTTGGAACGGGTCTCAAATGGGTGCGGATGTATATAAGATGCCTCAACCTGTGGCAATCGACATTAGTTTTGAGGTTACAATAGTTTGTACAAAATTTAGAGACTTAAATCGTTTTAATAAGATTGTTCTACAAAAATTCTCAGCTAGACAATCATATACAACCGTAAAAGGTCATTATATACCCATTGTACTCGATTCTATCGATGATAATACTCCGATGGACTCAGTTGATGGTCGTAGATTCTACATCCAAAATTATAAGTTCACAATGTTAGGGTTCCTTATTGATAGTGAGGAGTTTGAGGTTAAACCCGCAGTGAGTAGAATGTTCCTTATGAATGAATTCATCCAATCAAAAGGGTATCAGAAGAAATACATTAACAAAACAATTGATATAACCGTTGCAACATTTACCGCTGATGGTATGCAGACTGCATTTAGTGTTGGTGAAAGTATTGGTATGTTGTTTAATGTTACAATTAACGGTCTTCTTCAGGAAAGAGATGTTGACTATTTCCATATTCCAGGAACATCTAAAATTACTTTCGTAAGTCCTCCACTAGAAGGGTCAAGTGTGACTGTTACATATTATAAGGGTAGAAATAGTGTATTCATTGATTCGTACGGTAAACCAATTCAAGTTACCACCGAATATTTTACTTACAATGGAACAACCATATCGTTTACAGTACAAAATACTATTGATAGTGTTGTGACTTTAGATATCAACGGTCTTGTTGAAGATGAGGGTGTTGGTTTTGAAATTACAGAATCGAACGAAATTACATTACAGGGAACACCAGTATTAGGGTCAGTAATTGGTATTACTTATTTGTATTAATCGTCACCATAGATATCTTTCTTTTTCGGTTTACAATAATCCTCAATCCATTTTTCTAACACTTTATAGATTTTAAGACCATTCTTATCACAATAAGTTTTTAACATTTCGTGGTGTTTATCACCTATTTTAACGTTTTTCTGAGTGTTTTCCATAGTATAAGATATTAAAAGATATATTAAGATAAATAACTATCTTTTTAAAGAAAGTACGGAAATCTTTGCTAAAAACAAAGATATTTATAGAATAAGTAATAAAAATATTAACCAAACATTAATCGATGGCAAATTCAAACAGAGTATTTGTTTCTCCAGGTGTCTACACATCAGAGAAAGATCTAACATTCGTAGCTCAAAGCGTCGGGGTAACAACTCTTGGTTTAGTCGGTGAAACCTTAAAGGGTCCAGCCTTCGAACCAGTTCTAATAAGTAGTTTCGACGAATTCAAAACATATTTTGGACCAACTTCACCTTCAAAAGACGGTGTTGGTAACCCGAAATATGAATTACCGTATGTAGCTAAGTCGTACTTGCAAGAGTCAAACCAATTATTCGTAACAAGAGTATTGGGTCTTACAGGATACAAACCTTTCAAAACATTCGGTATTAAGACATTAGGTGGTATCACAGTAAATAAGAGTCAAACTCCTACTTCTACTGGGTTCACATTAACTCCAACCGTAACAGGTATTACAGGAAGTACAGTTTATACTGAACTTTCCACTAAAACATCTGTGGATGGTACAACAATAACAAGTTATATCACAGATAATTTCGCTGGATTTGGTACAGGACAAACAGGACAATGGTTTGTTATCGGTCTTGTTCCAAGTTCAAGTGTTTCTGGATTAAGTGGTACTGAGGTTTCTTCTCCATTAAATGGTACAAATAGAGCCAATTCATATAACAATAAAGAATGGTTCAACGTATTTTACAACGATGGAGCAACTATAAACAGTGTTTATTCATATCTTTTTGTTTGGAATGGTACAGCTTTTACTGGAACTAAATTTATATGGACAGCAACTTTAAATACTGACTATGATAATATAGTAGTGGCCGCTTTAAGGTCAAGAGGTAAATACGTTGGTCAAACATTAACACACGAAGTAACAGCAAACACTGGTGTTACAATTTCAAGTGTTGGTACCTTGGCTAAAAATGTATTCTCAGAATTTACAATAACAACCGCAGGATTAAATAGTGGAACTAAATCATTCACTTGTTCATTAGATACAACATCTTCAAAATACATTACAAAAGTATTAGGAAGTGACGTGTTTGATAAATCAACTGAAGATTACGCGGTTTATGTTCACGAGGTATATCCAAAATTATTAAAACACGCTTACGAGAAAGGATTAGTAAGAGGTGTTAGTTCAACAATCGATTATAATCTTGACGGAACGAATTTCTTACATCAATGGGATACCACAATTTCTCCAATGGTTGTATCTGAGGTTCGTGGTGGTAAAGTTACGGATTTATTCCAAGTTCAGACAATTTCTGACGGTGAAGCCGCTAACTTCCAAGTTAAAATAATGATTCAAAACATTAACATTGATTCTGGTGAGTTTGATTTAATCGTAAGAGATTTTAACGATACTGATGACAATATGGTAGTAATTGAAAAATTCACAAGATGTTCAATGAATCCAGATTTACCAGGTTACGTCGCAAGAAAAATAGGTACTTCTGATGGTGAGTTTGAATTACGTTCAAAATACATTATGTTAGTTATGGACGCAAATCACCCAACAGATGCTTTCCCTGCAGGTTTCAAAGGTTTCTTAACTGACAACGCGTTCTCAGGGTCAACTTTGGGAAGTACAATTTATAAAACTGATTATCTTGCAGCTGGAGACGTAATTTATTACGAATCAGATGGTACACCAGTATTGTCTAACGGAGATAAAGTAAGAAAAGTATCTTTAGGTCTTTCTTCTCAAGTTGGTTTCGATAAAGATTTGTTTAAATTCAAAGGAGCGGACGCAAGTGGTGAGTCTTTTGGATTCCACTTATCTTCAAACGCGGCTGCGATAACTGGGACATCATTTAAATGTACTCCATATGATTTAGAAGGTACAGATAAAGGATTGTTAGAAACTAGTGCATATCGTAAATTTACATTCGCGGTATATGGTGGTAGAGATGGTTGGGATATCTATAGAGATGTTAGAACTAACGGAGACGCTTACATTTTTGGTAAAAGTACATATGTAAGTGGTTATACTACTAATAGTGGTGTATTCAGTAATACAGTAGGAAACTCTGATTATTACGCTTACTTAGATGGTATTAATACCTTCTCAAACCCTGAAGCTGTGGATATTAACGTATTTGCGACTCCAGGTATTAACTTCTCAGATCACAGTTCTTTAACTACTCAAGCAATTGATATGGTTGAAAACGAAAGAGCGGATTCTCTATATATTATTGGAGCTCCGAACAACCCAACAACAGAAGGTGTTATTGGTGATCTTGATACAGTTTCTTTAGATACAAACTACTCAGCAACATATTGGCCTTGGATTCAAGTAAGAGATACAGATAATGCAACTCAATTATACATCCCACCAACAGGTGAGGTTGTTAAGAACATTGCTTTAACTGATAATGTGTCTTACCCTTGGTTCGCAGTCGCTGGTTATTCAAGAGGTTTAGTAAATGCAATCAAAGCATCTAAGAAATTAACTTTAGATGAGAGAGATGACCTATATGCTAACAGAATTAACCCAATTGCGACATTCTCTGATACTGGTACTATAATTTGGGGTAACAAAACTCTTCAAGTTAGAGAATCAGCTTTAGATAGAATCAACGTAAGAAGATTACTATTAAGAGCAAGAAAATTAATATCTGCCGTAGCGGTTAGATTATTGTTCGAGCAAAACGATGAACAAGTTAGAAACGAATTCTTAAGATTGGTTAACCCAATTCTTGAGTCAATTAAAAAGGAAAGAGGTTTATATGAATTCCGTGTAACGGTTTCAAATGACCCAGAGGATATCGATGCTAACACATTGAGAGGTAAGATTTACGTTAAACCTACTCGTTCTCTTGAATTTATTGATTTAGAATTCATAATTACCCCAACAGGGGCTTCATTTGAGAATATCTAATCTAAAAGGAGATATAAACAGAAAGGGGTT